GCGGCCGCTTTGCATCCGGCCACCAGCGCCCCGCCCGCGGCGCTGCCAGCGCTCTGAAACGCTTCCTTTAGCTTGCTGTTCTTCTTCTCCGCGTCGTCGGCTTCGCTGCCCTCGCCCTTGACGGCATCCCCGGCCTTGTCCGCAGCGTCCGCCAACTCGCCGCTGGCGTTGGTTTGCTCCTCGGTCTGGGCGGTCAGGTCGCCCATGCTGCCCTCTGCGGTTTCGCTGGCGCTCTGCATGTTGTTCAGTGCGTTTTCCGTCGTGCTAATTTCACTGCCCACCTTGTTCATGGCAGTGGTCGCCCGGTTCAGCGCGATTTTCAGGTTGTCGGCTTGCTTGGAGTTCTCGCCATACTCCTGCTTCGCTTTTTCCAGCTGAGCGGCAATCAGCTCGACCTTTTGCTGATGCGCGGCATAGATAGCTTGCAGGCTTTGCAGCTTGCTCCGCACGGCCTCCATGCTGTCCGCTTGCCCGGCGAAGGCGCTCTGGCTGGCAGTCATGTCCGTGTTCAGCACAGTCAGCTGCCGGGTGATGTCGGACAGCGCGGCCTTGTACTCTTTGTCGCCTAAAACGCTGACTTTTGTTTGGATGCCCTCGTCCGGCATACTTTTCCCTCCGTTTTTAAGTTAAGCGATAAAGAAAAAAGAGCTGGATTTCTCCAACTCTTTTTGAAAAGCGTCCACGTGTGCGCTTTCGCCATCCTGCTCCATGCCGTACAGATGCAGGCTCATTTTTATCTCGGTATCCTGTTCAGCCGAACCGGTTGCTGCGCTTTCGGCTTCCCGCCGTGCGCTTCCCTGTATACATCATATATCAGCAGCACGGCACGCGGGCTGCTTTTCCAGAAGGTTTCCGCGCCCATGCCGCAGGCCAGCGCCCGGTAGTATAGCCATTCCCACGGATACCGGGGCGCTTGCCCAGCGCGGTTCAGGGGTTTGCATCGTCCTGCTTGTCTGCCTCCGGCAGCGCGTCCGTTACGCCCGCCATCAGCTTATCCGCCACGCCCGGAATTGCCGTAATGCGGAAATCTCGCGTGAAATCCTCCCACGTCATTTCCGTTTCCGGCGCGGCTACCACAATCGCACCGTACAGAATCGCCATGATTGCGCCGATCTTGCTGCGCGTTAAGTCCATGGCGATTTCCGCGAAGTTCTTCGCCCTGCCATAGCGGTATTCGTACACGTCCTCCGCCAGCCGGAAAGTCTCGTTCGTGAATGCCAGCTTGTACTGCTTCCCGCTGACTTCCAGCGTGTCCAGCGGCGCGGCAATGTCGCGCCCGCGCACCTGCTTTTCTTCTGCCATTTTTGTCCCCTCCGATGCTGGAAAAGTACGGGGCAGCGCTCAACCTTGAACGCTGCCCCTGTTGCTTGCTTAGACTGCCTCTTCGTAGACGCTTTGCAGCCAGTCGGTTTTAACGTTGTCCGCCACGCTGCTGTCTGCCGTGTCCACAACCGCCGCCAGCGCGTCGTCGCACTCCCGGCGGACGAACTTGCCCTCAATCGTCGGGTGCTGGTATGTCGTGTTGTTGCTGTCCGTGCGCGCCGTGCTGGTGGGTTCCGCAAAGGTTCCCTTGTACATCCACCACAGCTCCTTGCTGCCGTCGTCCAGCGTCATGGCGAAGCCGATGGCCACTTCCGGCGCTTTCTGGCCGCCCTTGATAATCTGCACGCCCTTGCTGTCCTGCGTGCGCCCCAGCAGCGCCTTGCGCACCGCATAGGACAGCTTGTCCACATTCGCGCTCACCGTGTAGCTGTCCACGCGCTTTTCATTGCGCGTCGCCACGTTGCTGGCGTAGACGCTGCCCTCCTTGTAGTTGGGCGTAATCGTCACTTCGATGGTCTTACCCATCACTGCGGGCGCAGCATAGACCGGCTTGGTCGTGGCCGTTTCGGGCTTGGTAATCAGGGCATAGTAAATGTCCAGTACGCCGGTATAGTATCCTTCCATGTGCTTAGTCCTCCTTTTCATCGTTCCACATCATCCACACGGCGAAGGTTGCCGCCATGTGGTGGATGCCTGTGTCCTTCTCATAGTCGTCCGGTCCCCAGCTCTGTACCCGTGCGCCTGCCTTTTCCAGCAGTGTCAGCGCGGCGAAAAAAGCACGCCGGTGTGCGCCGTCCTCCCGGTGGCTGAAAGCGTGCAGCTGCACCAGATGCTTTGTCCGCGTTGGCGCGTTGCTGGCGTGTTCCGTTGGTGCGCCGCTCGCCTCGTTGAAGGTCACATAGGTTTCGTTCTCCGCGCCGCCCGGCGGCTGACTGACTGGGTAGGGCAGGGCGGATAGAGCAGCCATCATAAAAGCCTCCAGCTTGTCCTCCATGCCGCTCAGTCCTTTCCCTGCGCCGCCTGAAAAGCGTCGCGGATGGCGCTGTTCACTTCTTCCACAGCGCTGTCCACCGTCGGCACAAACCACGGTCGGGCGGGCATGTTGCTCCGCCCGTATTCCAGAATATTACCGATTTTCGCAAGGTTCTCGCCCTCGGCGTTCGTGCCCGTGGGCGCAACCTCGCAATAGTAGCCGTCCGCTGCGCTGTACTTAACCGCCCCGGCCTTGATACTCGCCGCCAGTGCGCCCGTCCGGACCGGCGCGGCGGCGCTCAGCTTCTCCGCCAGCAGCTGCCCGCCAGCCTTTACGGCCTTCTTGCAGCTTGCTTCGCTCCCACGCGCCAGCCTCTCAAACTTCGTCATTTCGGCGGCAATGCCGCCCGCTGCAAAGGCTCCCATGCTTTACACTCCCTTGCCCTGTATCGCTCGGCATTGCAGCCGCATGTAATCGCCCTGATAGCTCAGCGCGTTCACCTGCACGATTTCGTAGTGGATGCCCTGATGCAGCACCCGCCAGCTGTCCCGCTGCTCCTGCCGGATGCTCCGGCGGTAGCGGATGGTGAAGGTCAGAATGTCCTCGGCGTGGTATGCCTGCGCAACGTACAGATTCTTTTGCGATACGTCCGCCATGGCTGCCATCACCGTCGCCACGTCCCGCCACGCGGTGATACGCCTGCCGCGCTCGTCCGTGTGGGTTTCTGCGCGTTGCAGCGTGATCCTGTGCCGCAGGTCGCCCGCTTTCATGTGCCCGCCTCCCTTGCCTTTATCGGTCGCAGCTGATGCACGCTGGTGACGATGTAGGGCGGCACCGTCGTGCTGTCGCCGCCTGCGCCGCGCATGTCGTACATCCACGCCGCCAGATTCGCCAACCAAAAATCATAGAGGGAATCCGGCGCGCTGGGCTTTGGAACGCCCGCAGCTTCGTACCATGCCTCTGCGGCATTCACGCAGGCTTCCAGCACCGCGCTGTCCGCGTCGTCGTCGCACCCGGCGAATCGCCGCACCATGTCCATGTCCGGCACCTGCGCACCTCCTTAGTCGCTTTGTGCGGTCGGCAGCGCGATCGGGATACCCAGCCCTGCCGCCTTTTGCAGCTCCTGCCCCAGATAGGCAGCCAGCCCCGCCGCGGCTTCCTCTTTCACGCCTTCCAGCGCGTCGCTGTCGCTGATGTCGATGCTGATGTTCAGCCCGCGTCCCGGTCTGATGCTGCATGTAGCGGATACCGCCAGCACCCGCTCACTGCCTTTGTCGTTGTAGATGTTCGCGGTGGTCTGCTGGCTCATCTCCGTGCTGATTGTTGCCATTCGCCTGTCCTTTCCGCGGCGGACGGCGCATCACACCGCCCGCCGCCTGTTATCAGGTCGCAGGAATAAAGATTTCCTTGCGTACCGCCGCTGCGCTGTCGAATACGCTCGCGCCCATGCGCGCAATGCACCGCGTTTCGATGCTGTTGGTGCGGAAGGCCGTGCCGCCGATGTCCGTGCTGGTCAGCTCCAGCGGCTGGCGCTGGAACAGCGTGGCGTACTGCGTGAAATCGCCGATATAAATCGGGTAGTAGTCGCCCTTGGTCGCTCCGGTGGTGGATACCGTGCGGGTCGGCATCACGGCGTTGGACAGCACCTTCACCCGGCGACCTTTCAGCAGCGTGCCCGTGGCGTTGGTCGGGTCGGGCATCAGCAGCGGGCGGCCGTTGTCGTCCTTCAGCGCGTCCAGATAATTGAACCCGTCCTGATTGACGATGATGGTGGAAAGCACGCTGATGGCGGGGTCAAGCTCCACGTTCAGCACCTTCTTGATGGCAGCCAGCGCGTCGTCCGTTTTTGCCACCGCGCCCGCGGTCAGCTTTTCCAGCTGCGCCTTCAGAATGCCATTGTTGGTGATGGTGTATTTCCGCGCATAGTAGCGGGAAATGTACGCGAACAGGTTCGCCACCTCATCGTTCGCCAGCTCATTGGATACCTGAAGCCAATCGCCGTAGGTGTCCAGCGTGTACGTTACCTTTTTGAAGGTCGGTTCTTCGCCGCTGCCGGTGATGTTTGTGCCCTCGCCGGTCAGCTTGGTCATGCCCTTGGTGGGGTCGGTGGCAACCACGCGCCAGCCGCTGTTCGTGGTGGTGCTTTCCACGTTGAAAAGCTCTTCCAGCGGGTCAAGGGCGCGGCTGTATTCGCGGATGCTGCGGTCGATGTCCTCCGGCACAAGGAAGCCGCCGTCCTCACCCGCAGGGTCGCCGCCCGCGATGGTCAGCGCATCATAAAGCACCTTGTGCTTGTCCGCAAACAGGTCGCGTCCGGGCTTTGCGCCGGTGCGAATCGCGTGCGCGAAGGCGTTGGCATATTCGCGGCTTGCCAGCATGTCGTGCAGGCTGCGCTCCTGCGCCGGGCTGCCGCTGCCCTGCGGCGCGGTCAGATTGCCGCGCTCCGCGTCCTCCTGCGTGGTGTACGCCAGCCGCAGCGCCGCCATGCGGTTATTCATGTCGCGCAGGGCATTCTGCTGGCGCTCGATGTCCTGCATGTCGTGGGTGTTGTCCGCAGCGTCCGCCATCAGGCGGTCGGCAGCAGCGCGGATGCTGCGCCCCAGCGCATTGATTTCGTTCATCATTTCAGTCAGGGTCATGTTCGTTGTCCTCCTTCTCTCTTTTCAGGGAAAAATAAAAACGACCACGTGGTCGCTTTTGGCTTATCGAATGGTTTCGCCGATGATCTTCGCCCGGCGAATGATTTCTGCCCGGCGGTTCAGCTCGGCAAGGCTGGGCTGCACCCGTGCAAGCGCCGCGGCCCTGCCGTGCTGCTTGCCTTGCATCATCACGCTGGCGGCGGGCTGCTTCTCTTTTTCGCCGTCGCCGTCCTCTTGGTACAAGATGCCGTCCGCAAAGCCCAAATCAACGCATTTCTGCGCGCTCATGTAGGTTTCAGCGTCCAGCATGGCGGCGATTTCGTCCCGGCTCCTGCCGGTTTTGGCGGTGTAGGCTGCCAGCAGCCCCTCGGTGATTTCGTCCAGTACGTCGGCCTCCTTGCGGTGGTCGGCGCTGTTGCCCGCCGTCATGCTCCACGGGTTGTGAATCATCATGTACGCCACCGGCGACATGAGCACTTCATCCCCGGCCATCGCCACCAGCGAAGCTGCGCTTGCCGCGATGCCTGTCACCTTCACCGTCACCTTGCCCTGCGTGTGTTCCCGCAGCGCCGTGTACAGCTCCGCAGCAGCAAACACGTCGCCGCCCGGCGAATTGATGTAGACCGTGATGTCCTTGCAGGTTGCCAGCCGGTTGCGGAAGCTCCGCGCCACCACCTGCCCGCCGCTGCCCCACCAGTCGCTTTCCGTCACGATTTCGCCGTCCAGCTGGATCGTGCCGTTGCCCGTGGCATCGTCACGGGTGAAGTTCCAGAATGTACTCATGCGTTCCCTCCTTCGTCACTTTGGGCGATGGAACCCGTCAGCAGCAGCTCCGGGTGCTCCACCATGATGCGCAGCGGGATGATGTCGCGTGCGCACATCAATTCGTCCCCATTCGGATCGGGCGGCAGCCCTTCTCGCTCGCGCACCTCGTTCATCCGCATCCATCCGCCGCGGATCGCCATTTGGTACTTGTTCGCCATCGCCACCATGTCGGCGCGGATCAGGCTGTCCGTGTCGAAGCGGAAGCGGTAGCCCACCTTGTAGTCCGCGTCGCTCAGCAGCTTGCGGTTCAGCTCATCCTCCCATTGCTGCACAATCGGGATAATGGTCAGCTGCAAAAACTCCTGCATCTGCTGCTCTGCTGTGCTGAAGCTCGTGTCGCTGTAATCGCCCAGCATGTGCGGCGGCAGATTGTAGACCGTGGCGACGCGGTTGCGCGTGATGCGCTCCACATCCATCAGCTGCGCGTCTACGGGTGATTGATTGAAGGTCGTCGCCTTGATGCCGCCTTCCAGCACAAGCACCCGCTGCCCGCTGCTTTCGTAGGCATCCAGAAAATCAGCCACGATTTGTGCCTTGCGCGTTTCGTCCAGCGCCTGCCCCGGCACTTCCAGCATCACGCCGTGGTTGATGCCGTCCAGCTGGTTCAGGCTGATTTCCTTC